TTTTCTTCCATTTTAATATCCTCCGTTTGATTTTTTTGCATAAGAAAAGCACACCCTCTCAGATGTGCTTAATCTTATACCTCACCGCTTACTCATCAATGCAGTATTCGTGCGATACTCGCTATGTTAAGGAACATTACAGCAAAACCGATTATCGAGATAATCAGGAAGAAAAGCGCAACACTCTTGATTGACTTCACATCTTTTCTCATTCTTGCCTGCTGTGCGTGTTCACCCTCAAGCTCGCTTACAAGCTGTTCGAGCTTGTCATTTGTTCTTGCATTCTCGATAAGTAATAACTGCGTGATTTCATCGTTCGACTTAATCTCGTAGTACTTATTCTCCTTGCCGCAAAAATATACATTATCGGGCAATTCTCCGCCGCTTGCTTTTATTTCGGCACAAGCCGCCTGTACGTTTTCGCCGCAAGGTTCACCTACAGCATAGTTGTAGTGGTTAAGGTAGTTTTCTAATTGCTTAGTCATTATATTCCCTCCGTGATACTATATTTGTATCTATAATACCACGAAGAGCTATAAATGTCAAGCTATGCCGCAGTTACGTCCTCAAGCTCTGTGAGCGGTGTGCTTCTGAGCGTGAATTTCAGTGCCGCATTGACCTCTGCCGCAGAACGCTTTACCGATACCTTTGAGCTCCACAGAAAGCCTGTGCCGTCGGGGTAAAGGAGCTTGAACCATGCAGTAGAATTTGCTTTCTGTAACGCTCTCAGCGTAGAATATGACGTTGACACATCCGCTTCCGACACGGCAGGATTTTCATCTTCATCGTTATAAAAGAACGTGAAGTCCAGATCGCCGTAGTCCTTGACACCGGGTATGTAGCGCTTTGAGCCGTCTGCCAGGTTCGTTACATCGACCTTTTCGGGGTCGCCACCCATATCGGGAGTTGACTGCAAGCCGTAAAGTGTCTTAAATGTGCCTGTCTTTGTGTCGGCGTACTGTAATTTTGTGCCTTTTGATAAAAGTTCCATAATAATTTTCCTTTCTGTTTAAGGGTTATAAACCCTGTGATTTAACTCGTCTATTTTTGCGGAAAACCGCATACATTTACGCTGTAATTCGCCGTCGGGCATCATCTGTCCGAATATACGGCGAAAGCCTTTCGATACCATTACAGCGCTTATCTGTGCCGACATATCGGCTACAACAGCAGGCGTGTCCGCCTTATCCCATACATCAATCTGTACCGTGATAACCGACAGCCGCTCCGCACCGTGAAGTACGGTGTCGCTCTGATTTGCTATCTCACTTAACGTAATGACAGGAAAATCGGCTGTGGTGTCGGGGAACTGCAATTCCACCGTGCCTATATCGGCAAGCATATTAGCAATTGTGGGTATAATATCTATCATGCCATTGCGCTCCTTATTGCTCTTGCAAGCTCAACCTTGCAGGACTTGAAAACATACTCCCTGTTGCCAAGCAACGCAGGATAAAGATACGGTTTCGGCGGTGCGCCGTTCGTTATATGCCAGTTGCCTTTAGCGTCCTTGTATCTCCACGGTTGCATCGTGTGAGGTACACCCGGTGCGCCGTGCTGACCTGTGCCGAACTCTACAAACATGGCATATTCAACGTTTGTACCGACCGCCCAGACCTTAGGCTCAAGGTGTTCTGTAGAGATACTGCCTTTCAGCCTTCCTGTATCATACGGGCAGTTTACCTTTGCGTCACTCTTTATCTTCTGAACGCCTTTACCTATGCCCTTGTCTATTGCCGCATCTACGCTTCCGCCGAGCCGTCTGAGCTTAACCATAAGCCCTTCAAGTCCTTCGATTGACATTTCCATATGCTTAGGTCCTTTCTGCCGTTGCACTGTCGTGCATAGTGTAATGTGCGGCGGAGAGTATCTTATAATCTGCTCCGTCACACCTTACTATATCTCCGACTTTAAGCATGTCTTTATCCGTTGTTGCTATCGTCAGCATACCGTGTATTCTCTCGCCGTACAGTTCGACAGATACGCTGTCGGTTACCGGCTTTACAACAGCAGATATTGTCGCTACCTGTTTAAGCTCCGATACCGTTCCCACATAGTCGCTTTTCTTTGATACCTTGCGATACACCGCAAGCGTTCTTGCATCAACCGTCATCATTCGCACGGATAACACCGACCTTTCGGGGATAGTTCTGCAATCGTTTCTGCATATCGGGCGGCAGATCGGATATAAAGGAACGGGAAATACCGCCCTCGCTGCGAGCGGTTTCTCCCTCTGCTCCCTGTCTGTTATAGGCTATAACCGCAAGCTCTGTCTGCACGCTGATAAGCCTTGCAGGCATCTCATCTCTGCCGATAACGTCAAGGATAGTGTCCTCTGCACTGTCAAGAAGCACGGCGAGCAGTCCGTCCTGCTTTTCATCGGAAATGCCAAGACGGATTTTAAGCGTTTCCAGTGCTGTCATTGCGTTTCTCCTTACGATGTTGACTTAGGCAGTATCTTAATGCCGGTCAGCACACCTGCTTTTTTGGTGTTCTTGAGCGCAACACCGGCGATAAGCTCAACATCACCTTTCTTTACCGCTCCGGGCGCTGTAAGGTCGGGCATATAAGAGGATATTACCTTTGTACCTGTAGGCGAAATACCGTGAAAAGCGTCAAGACCTATCTTTATTGCGTAAATATCCGTTGTACCGTAAGCGGTAGTTGAGGGCGCTGTAGTATCAACGATATCTACCGAAGCCGTACCGTTGTAATATTCGCCACAGTCAAGCAGTGCTATGCCGTTGTAATATTCAACAGGAGTACCGAATGAATCTTCGTTTCTGCTGTAATAGCCTGCTCTCCTTGCACACGCTCTGAGTTTTGCCAGCATTTTTCCGTTCATAAGGAGCATATCTGGCTTGCCGTCAAGCAGTGAAAGGAAGCTGTCAAGCTCATCAAGGAACGCATTATAGTTAGTATCGGTAAGCGCCGATGTTGAAAGGTCCGCCGTTGACGTTACCTTTGTGTCCGCTGTTGAAAGTATCTTTTTTAATCCGTCAAACGTGCCTGTTACATAGCCTGCGCCCGAAGCGGCAGATGTGCCGTTAATAACAAGGTTCGTAAAATAGTTGGATGTTGCCTTTATCTTCTGCTCTGCCTGGAATGCGAGTTCATCAACTGCGCCGCTTGTGTTGGCTATAACTCTGTCAACCTCAAACGAACCGCCCATGATTACCGCTTCAGTCGTTTTCTTTTCTCTCTTTGCTTCGCTTGCCGTGTACTCACTGTTTATGGTACGCACCGAAGCGGTAGCAGGTGTTTTTAGCTGTACATATCCGTATGACAGCGTTGAACCGTTAGTGCCGGGTGAAATTGAATTGTCAAATACAAGTCTGTCAAGGAGAAGGCTTGAACGTCTGAATGTGTCGATTACCTGCTGATCCACTTTATCAGCCATACCGACTTTTGCTTCTGCAAGTGTGATTGCCATAATTTTTTACCTCTTTCTGATTATTTCCCTGCCTGCTTCATTCTCAGGGCTTCGGCAAGAGAGGCAGGTTCAGCTTTGCCCTTGCCCGATGCGCCTATTTTCGGCGGATTGCCCTTCATTCTTTCGTTGACCGCACATTCAACGGCTTCAGCAAATGCCTTGCTGACCGTTTCAATGCTTGTCTTGCATTCATCCGCACCGGTATAGTCAAGCACAGCGGCAAGCCCTACAGGAAGTCCCTTATCCGCAAGCTGTACCTTAGCTTCCGCCATAAGCTCACGCCTTGTAACCTCCGCCTCACGCTTTGCAAGCTTTTCCTCAGTCTGCTTACGCTGGTACTCGGCTTTCTGCTCTGCGTTCATTTTTTCGAGCTTCTTCGCCTCCGAGAGTTTCTCGTCTGCGTCCTTCTGCCACTTTGTTTTTGCTGTTTCCAGTGCCTTGCTTACACGCTTGTCAAACTCAGACTGCATATCCTTGTCCTTTAACATATCGTCAAAGGTTGGCTTCTGCAATGCGTTATCCTGAGCGTCACCGCCGTTATCGGCAGTCTGATTTCCGGGAACGTTTGCGCTTGCGCCACCGTCCCCCTCGCCCTCTGCGAAGTGCTGTAAGCCGATGAAAATTCTTCTGTTG